AATCTTTTCTTAGGTCTCGCTGTTGTTTTCTTTCAAAGGTTATTTTTTCCCTTTCCTCTTTAGCTCGCCACATCTTCTCTTCACGAGTTTCTGGCTTGTATTCTATTTCTACTTGTTCTACTTGTTTTTTTGCTACTTCTCCAAGTTCTTTCTCAAAGTCACTTACTTCTTTCTGAACCTTTGGTGGGAGACTGACAGGTCTTGGCAGAGGGTCTGTTCCGTATTGAACTGTCTCTTTTGTTTTAAAATTAAAAGAGTAGGCCCCGTAGCACATCGTACCTTCTTCACCCTTTACCCAGTGATATTCCGTGCCTGTTTTGTCTGTCTTATCTCTTTCTATTTGATGAACTGTGCACAACATCTTCAGTTTCCTTTCAATATAATCTGTCTATCTTTTGTTAAATGGTTCTCAATGTACAAATTCCACCTGTGTACCTGCCGGCAGTGCAGAAAAGTCTCTTTACAAAACTCTGGAAACCCGTCCCCGTTCTTAATCTCAAGCTCCTCTGCCTCTGTCCCATCTTTAGGTACCCTTAAAATTATCCTGTCGTCAACCTCGATGCCCATTTCCTCTAAACAAAGCTCGTAACCAAAGAGTTGGAGGAGAAAGCTCTCTGAAATCGTCCCCGAAGTTTTAAAATCCACTAAAATTAACTTACCGTCCAGTATTGCCAAGCTATCTAACGTGCCAGCTACTTTATGAGTCAATGAGGCAACTATCTTCTCCGAAGCTACCCAGACTGGTTTTCTTTTAATCTCCCAATTTAGAAATGCGATTATGGCATTCTCGGCTTCTTTATCTTTCGGCATTTCCTGAGTTTTACCAGTCAAATAATTCTCTATCCAAAGGTGGGCGACCGTACCACTGTTCTTTGCCTTAGTTGATTTATCAGTCCACGCACTCTTTGCCTTTTCAAGCAAGCCTTCCTTCTCTTCTTGAGTGTAAGTCTTATTTAAGTCCCAGTTCTCCAGAAGGTATCTGTAAGCTTCCTTAACGCTCCAGAAAGCGAGAAAGTCCTTGTGGCGTACATCTGTAACACTGGTGACTCCGGTAAAGAGTTCTTCGTTAATTCGATAGGCGTGCATCTGCCTGTCGAATTCAACTTTATTAGTTTTGTAAAAGTTCTCTAGTATTTGGTTGACTTCTCGTGCCGTCATGCTTCCGCTATGATATTTTGATACTCGGTTTTAGTAATACCAAACTTCCAAGCTTGTGCTAAATCTGCATCTTTATGTTTGCCTATTTCTGGGTCAATCCCTGAGACGTAAATTCTGTCAGTACTTGGGTCTTTGTACTTCAGAAAGTAGGCGGGAATTGGATAGACATCACCCTGCCTATAAATTCTCTTCATTAAACCCTCCTTTTGGGTACTTTGTATAATTGCCAATGTTTTCTATCTTTTCTTTCATTTGCGCAATTCTTAATTTACTTTCCAATTTTTGAATAAGGACTAACTGCTCAAAGGGGTCAGCAAAGTGGTTCATCTGTCGGGCGTGTTCAATTAGTTGTTGAAGTTTTAGTGTATCCATTTTAGAAACCAAGTGTTCAAGTAATGGTACTTGTAAGGAACTTGTGAAGGTTGAGTGATGAAGTCCTCGGCGTAAGAAGTGTAGTCGCATTTTGAACACCAGAGTAAATCTTCCTTTATTTTATCGTTGTGTAACTTGGTACTAAAGCATTTCGGACAATGAACATTTAACATAATTCACTCCTTTTGATAATTGTAAACCTCACAGCATAGGCCAGTTTCGGTTCCCCGTGACCAGCCTATATTGCGAACTGTCAATTTAGAAGCGGCGTTTTTTTATGGAACCAAACCCTGCCCGTTTTGGAGTTGAACGCCGCCTCAAAGTTACCTCTCTCCTGTCCCCGTTAAATGTAGAAACTCGCACCGTTCTGATTGACACGAATTCCTTCTTTCTGAACTTTCTGAGCTAGTTTGGCTCGGAAATACTTGGCTACAACACTTTCTGCCAGTCCGGTGTAGCCTTTATCCAACAGGTCGTTTACTGAACGAACCTTAGAAGGATTATCGGCATTAGCCTCTCTGTACAAATCATACAGAATTGATCCTTTTCTCATATTCGCCTCCTTTCGTTAACAAGTCTCCTTTCTAAAAAGCTTGTTACGCTAGATACATTATCACACTTACGAGACCTTGTCAAGTAGGTATTTTTCAGGGTGTTTGGATATTTTCCAGATAGTTCGCCGGTTGAGCTTTTTCTGTAGTGCAATCTGCGTTTTGGGAATTTTTAGTTGTAACAAGGATAATATATCTTTTGCGGTATCTTTGTCTACTTGTCTCATATATGGGTATTATACAACCTTTTGTCAAGCTTTGCTCCATTTGCGCCGTTTGGGGGAAAAAGATTTCTTGGTACTTCTAAGAAAAAGGGGGCAAGTTAAGAAAAAAAGTTTAACCTACGACCGAGTGTAACGAGGTAAACCCGAAGGGTGGGGTTTAGTGGGGAGAGTGTGAGAGGGGCGGAAAGGGGGTTGACAAGCTTAAACATTTATGCTAATATTTCATTATAAAAGCATCCTTAAATTGTTAAGGTTCTTTGAGTTCTAAAAATTAAATACTGTTAGTTTTTGCAAAAAACTTTCTAAAAGACCATTCTATCAAGGAGTGGTTTTTTAGTCAATCCCCCACATCTAGCTGTTACATGACTCATGAACCACTACTAACAAGGCTCTTAGAAGTACCTTGCATAAGCCCCTTAGCCTTGAAAAGAATTCTTTAGAATAAGTGAGAAAAGTCCCTTTCATAGTATTATGTTAGGGACTTTCTCTTTCCGCCGTATAGAATAGCTAAACAGCTAGTAGCGAATTCTCCGTAAAGCAGACTAATAATTACTTCCCGCCAATACGACTGGCAACTCCGGCAACAGCCGAAGTACCTGCACCAACAGCAAGAGCGTCTTTAATCCTGTTAGCTATTTCGTTACCTAAGTCTGCTGGGATAAACCCAAAGACAAAAGCAAAGACAACTGCTAAGAACCACTTCTGTTGGGAGGTTAAATCTTTCTTGAAGATACTAACTGCGTTAACTGCGCCGAAAGTAAATAGTGCAACGTAAGTTATTGTTGCTAAATCAATTCCACCTAGAAATTCCATCTAAATCACCACCCTTCTATTTATAAGTAAAGTTAATTCTCTTTAACTTGCTTACGTCTATCTCTGAAGGCCCTGTAGTGGGCTGAGAGGCCAGTTGTTTCTTTAAGTCGACTACTCTGGTGTTTAAGTCTTTAATCTGTTTATTAAAGCCCTCATAGATAGGAAAGAGAAAAGTTCTTTGAACGTAGTCAGTTGGAGTTTTACCGCTAGAGGCCCAAGCGTTAATGTCAGCTTGTTTTGCTATGTCTTGCTGAACAGTGATAAAAGCTACCCTAAATTTATCTTCTTCGGTCACAACAGTATCCACCTCCTCCCAAGTTACGTTGTTTTTATTATCTGGGTCAACGGGTGTTAACCCACTCATTAAACTCATATGCAAATGGCTACCCGTAGAAAAACCCGTGTTACCAGACTTTCCTATTACTTGGCCTCTTTTAAACACCTGTCCATTACTAGGTATTGCCGAACAGTGGGCATACCAAACAAACCAATTAGGATACTTAGTTAAGTTGAGTCGGAAGTTCCAACCTCCTCCCGTAGTTATCTTCTGGGCATTGGAAACTGTACCGTCTTCAACTGCAATTAAATCCGTCCCTGTAGGGACTGCATAGTCAATCCCATACCAGGTTCCAGGGTTAGCACTTCGGTGAGCCTCAAAACCTCGGCTTATTTTTGGATTGCCTTTTAAGGGTTTAGTTAAATTGAGCATAAGACTCCTTTACACTATAGCGAAATGCTTGGTACCCTTTTTTAGTGGGTAAACTAAATTTGGCATTATTTTATCATTCTAAACAGCCAGTTAGCTATGGCTGTGGCAATTAAGGTAAAGAGAGCAATTACTATTAGAGCCTGTCCTCTAATGTTGGCCAGCTCACTTTCCAGTCTTGAGAGTCTCCCTGCTTCCAGAGCTTGGAAATTAGTTGCTAAGTTTTGAACTGAGGTTTTAATCTCACTAATATCACTGCGAATATCTGAAAGAGCTTGTTTAGTTGAACCTTTGAATTCGCCAATGTCGCCGTTATTTTTGCTTATCATAATCCTAAATATTGGAGTAGGGAGTTAGAGTTTCCACCCAATTGACTAACCTTATAAAGGCTTTCTTTATTTGCTTTAAGTAGACTTTTCAACTTACCTAACTTACCACTGGCTTCTTTAGGGGTATCAGTTACTGCAGGAACAAGACTGATAGCTCTTTCAACATCAATATTAGACAGTGCTCCCGACTCACCAAGAGAACGAACTAAAGGTATAACTACACCATCCTTGAAATCATTGTAAACTTTAACATTAGTTGCCAGTCCTGCTTTAGAAAGGACTTGCTGAATATTACCACTGACTCTACCACGTCCTTCCAAAGTAGGTAAGCTAGACTCTAATTGGGCGATTACATTCTCTGCTTGGGAGTACTTCTGTAAGTCTTTTTTCTCTGCTGCACTTAATGTACTTTCTTGTGCCTTTTGGCCTTGTTCATAAAGATAACGGAAAAGATCGGCTCCTTGAGGATTGTTGGCAATTAAACTAAGAACATCTCGCAGGTCTAAATTAGCTGGAGAGTAGCTTGGTTGTAGTAAACCTGCTGAACCTTGACTAAAACCACTCTCTTGGCTGGGTAATTGTCCTGTAACGCCTAACCCTTGCTCTTCGGGGATGGAAGCACCTTGTACTTCCCCTTCCAATTCAGGAGTATCTCCCCCTAAGCGTGATGCTCCTTGAAAAAGAAATTGCATTAGGGGGTTAGGAGCTTGCTTATTGGCTAGATTGCCCGCTCCCTCTAAAACACCACCCAATGCATTTTGCGCTGCCTGTACGGGTCGAGTAGCTACTTTTAAAGGTAATCCTAGAAAATTACCTGGGATCCCTTGTTTGGCAGATTTCTCTAGTCCAGGAGCGAGACGGTGAAGAACTGATTGTTGAAGAGTAAGTTTTTTAATCTCTGGGAAAGCGTTAAGCATTATATCGTCTAACGCCTCCCAGGCTGCTAGTGTTGCTTCTTCTTGCTGACTAAGTGGGTTTCCTTTATCAATTCTGTCGAAAGCTCGGCTTAAAATACTTGAATATTTATTTTTTAACTCACTAATAGCAGTAGCAGTTAATTTTCCGTTAGTCGCTTTTTGGGTTAACTTATTGATTATCTCTTCTTGTTTAGCAGTAAAATCGGCACCTTTGTTAATTACGTCATCAAAGTTCTCTGAAAGTTTGGGGAGAACATCTTTTTCCAGACTGACTGTTTTTTTAATCTTAGGGAGTAGTTGACTGATTTTGGCTTGTACTTTATTGAAAATGGAAGTAGACTTCTCTCGCATTCCTTGTGCACTACTAAATGCAGAACCAAAGAGGTTCTTAGCTTCTTTGGTCAGTTCAGCTTCCGTCTGGGCAGCCGTTGCGGAAGGACGCACAAAAGGTCTAACTACTGCTTGTTGTAAGGACGACCGACCAAGGTTACCACCCATTTTTAAGAGTCCTTGCCCTAAATTACCAGTTCCTTTTAAGACTCCTGCTGTCGCCCCCCCACTTATTGCCCCACCTATAACGTCTTTATCTGTAGAGAATGATTGTAATCCACCTACTGCAGCTCCAGGTAAGGCTGCTTTCGTTCCAGTATTTAAAATTGCTCTCAAAAGTGGGTTTACGCTTTGTACTGCCTTTATCCCTTTACCAAAAGGAACAGCATAAGAGGCACCGCTAGCGAAAAGTTTAGTTGCTTCTTTTACTGGGTTCTTTTGTATATTCCCTAGTTCCTGCTCACTAATAAAAGGATTTTGTTTAGCCTTGCCTTCTTTAGTGGTGTAAGCTCTATCACCAATGCCAGGGATTAAAGATAAGCCACCACGACCTACTTCGAATAAAGCACCCATTGCTCCTCTAGGAAAGTAAGTAGCGTCTTTTAAAAGTTGTATCAAATTAAACCCACCTTGCGTCTGTGGTTGCTGCTGTCTATTTAGGGCGGTTATGTTTGCTAAAGGATCGTATGCCATTATAGTCCATAAAATTTCTGTGCAGCACTGCTTAACCGATAAGGCTCTAAGCCTTGATTATTAAATGCACTTTTAATAGTAGATATTGCACTATTCTTATCTAAGCCCTGATTTATCAAGTACTGATATGCCATATCTAGTTCGTTAGAGTCAACTGTGGTATTAGGGTTATTGAAAGCAGCTCCTGTTAAGTAATTAAGTGCTCCTGATAGTTGACTTTGGTGTTCCTTAGCAGTTAACCGTGTCTCAGCTTCTCTAGCAGCGGCAGCTTGAGCAGCAAGAAACTGACTCTGTAAACTAGCAGACGAACTCCTAGTTAAAGCTGATTGCCTTTCCTGAGCTGCTCGATCTAACTCAGCATTATAGTTACCTAGTTGCTGGCCGTACAACCCTTGAGCAGCACTAATAGCGTTCTGGTTAGCCCCACTCTGTAAACCGGCTATCTGTTGTAAGAGACTGTTAAGTGAGTTCTGGTAGTTAACGTCTGCTTGTTGTCCCTGACCTGTGTAATAACGACCAATCGGGGCAAGTTGTTCGTTTAAAGTAGTATCGAAAACACCAGAGGATAGGGGAATGCCTCTTTTTCCAAACTCTCTGGAAGTCGCCGTCTGTGTCCTAGAAGTCTCAGCTTGTTGCTGTTCTTTTATCTGCCCTAAAGCAGACTGATACTGTTGTTGAAGAGTGGGTTTAGTGGACTCTAGTTGTTGTAGAGCCGGCTGAATAGCAGCAGCTGCTTGCTGAGTAGATTGTTGAAGTATTGAACTGTAGTCGGGTTGTATTGCCACTAAAAGACCTTTCTGTCGGTCTTCTTGTTCACCAGACTGTGGCAATCTTGATTATTGCTAGTTAAATAGTATTCGATTTAAAAAGCCAAGTCAAGTTACTTGACTGTAAGGGTTATAATGTACTTATGAAAAACATTTTAATTTTGATAGTAGGTGTTTTTCTGTCCACACTAATTATTTTAGCAGTTTCCTCTCTAACTTTAAATAATCCTCACCGACCTGACCGAGAACCAGACTTTCAATTCTATTCAGAAGCTTCTTCAATTAGTTGCGAGAACGATAACGACATCCTTATATGCACTACTTCTGACTAACTTCCTAAATCCAAAGCAAAGAGGATTACTTTAAAAGTAAAAACGGTATCGGAAGAGGCACCAAAATTCGAAACTAAGCAGTACACATCAGTAGCCGTAACCCAAGTGTCAACATAGATATTCGCCCACCCAGCACTAACAGGAACGCTAATAACATTAGTGGTAGCATCACCATAAGCTACTGCTGCCCAAGCAGGTGGATACCCCAACCCATGCGTTGCATTTACTTGATTGGTACTTAGACTAGCTGGAAAAGGGACTTCAACTGTCATACTCTTGGCAATTTTATAAGTATTGAAGTCGGTGGAAAAAACAAGCTGTTGGTTGGTAGCTGTTTTAACATCAAAACCTTCTTGGGAAATTTTAATACCATAAGTTGGCATTCTAAGCTCCTGGGTCAACAAAAACTATATAATGGTAAATTAAACTTACGCTTCCCCCACCCTCTACCCTTGCAAATAAAGAAAGATTAGCCGTATCAATTTCCGAATACCAGGTAATGTTTGTTCCCGATCCAACCTCCCGTCCCCCACTAAAAGTGTACCATTCCGCAGTGGTGCCTGGAGATACCCACATATCAAACCCAGGAACGTAACCTAAATTATGGGCGATATTTACAGCACTAAAAGCTGTTCCTGAATAACTTTGCGTTCCCAATGCTTCTTGAAGGATTTTAGGGCTGTTGTAAGTAGAAAAGAGAACTAGGCTTTGTCCTTCGGCCGTACCGACATTTACTCCAGGCTTTGAAACTTTAATACCATAATTAGGCATTGTTAGGGTCGTAAAAAATGTAATAATAGCCGCTAAAGGTTTGACCTTCGGCACTCGGATCAACTACAAATGCTTGCACGGATATATTAGCTGTTCCATTTACAACGTTTAAATCAATATCATCTAAACTATTACTAAAACCATTAACTCTTCGGTAATTACCCCCGAGATTATATTGACACATCAGCACTGTAGTTGGGGAATAGCCAAGATTGTGGGGTATGTTTGTCGTTGCAGTAACACTGCCGACTGGAATAGTAACTCCGAAGGTGCCACTCGCTGCCACTTTGTAGTTAGGTAAGGCTGTAGTTAATAGTAAATTTTGATCTGCAGCTGTACCGACATTGTAGCCAGAGTTTGAAACTTTAATACCATAGGTTACCATTTAATCCAACTTTCCCATCATTACACGATCGTTGGTACCATCGTTAATAATGATAACCCCCTTGACTCTTCCGGAAACGATCTGCCCAGCTGGGGCTCCCTCAAAACTTGAGTCAAAAGCATACGCACTTGTATAGTTACTTTTGACTGATAAACTGTCTTTTGATTGGAGCCTATCAGTTAAACCCAAACTCTCGTAATTGGCCCCCATTATCTTTTCTCCTCAAGATTGGCATCACACGCAAACCCATAAAATGAGTATCCTGTATTGATAGAAGCGTCAGTTATTTTGTAGAAAAGTAATTTACTGTTCTGGTTAGGTTTAAACTTGTACTCAACAACCCCGTCTTTAGCATCTCCCAGAGTTAGCCATTGTTTTTGAGCTTTGGTAAAAGTATCAGTTAGAGCCACTTGGATGTTAGCCTCACAGCCAGGGTTAAAGAAAGCTCTTAAGTAATTCCACCTCTTATCAGTCTGGGGAGCTCCATAATGAATAACTCCTTCAATAGCACTTTCAATCGCATTGCCATTATCGCTAGTAGCGGTACCCGCTATCTGATAGACTTGACTGCCTCCACCGAATAAGAGTTGCTGGTTACCACTTGGGTCTTTATACGAAAGCCAGCTAGTAGGGCGGTTAGCAAAAGTATAGTTAGTCCACTCATTTAACTGAAAGTCATAGACTGCAACAGCGTTGGAAACAGTTTCGTCGGTTAGATCGTCAGTTACCGTTCCGATTGAGCAGTAATACTTGTATTGATGAGCAACCCCAGGTGCGTTATCGAAAGTAGTTCCGATTATCCCGCTGCCTAGATTATTATAAATCTGACTTTCGATTGGATTAGAGAGAAGTTCAGGTTTATTTCCACCGTAACCAAAGAAACCCTGTCGGTTTAAATAAATTCGGTAATCTTCTAAATTCCCGACGGAACGAGAAGAAGTTGGGCCTAAATTTGTAGCACTATCCTGTAAATTGAATTCATCATAACGATACACGGCACCAGAATTCTTAGTAGCGATTAAACGGTCATTAGACTTAAAGGTTGAAAGAAGTTTACCTGCACCTGGCACGAGAACAGAAGACGAGTCGTTAGTCCAATCAGTCCCTGTTCCTACATTAGACCAAAAGATGTTTGAAGCAGTACCGGCAGCGAATATCCTCTGATGGTACTCAAGTAAAGAAACTGCTATTGGTGCAGGAGTTGTAGAAGTACCGTTATAAAGGTTTGTTCCAGCGTTAACAAAAGAAGTTCCTGTAGTAGAAAAGTTAAGTGTCCCCACTCCATCACCTACATAAAGGGTATCTTCAAGGACAGCGGAGGTTAATGTTCCTACTGCGGAAAAAGTACCATTACCTGAAATCGTCCAAGCCCCTGTTCCTTGAGTAGAGTAATAGAGAAGTCCTCCTGCATAAGCATAGTTCCAGAACTGAGTCCCATTGTTACGAGTCCAGTTCATTAAGTCATCTACTACTGAACCGTTGGGTGTAGTACCTAAATAGGTGATATAACCTGGTCTTTTAGACTTGGCTAGGATAGGGTTGCTGTCAACATTTACAGCACGTATCAGCTCTCCTTCAGCTAGGTCTAAAGGATTTATTTTGAGGTTTAAGCCACGAAGTTGGTAAACAGGATATGCAGCCATTACAAGTTATAATCTTCTCCTTCGACGGGATTAGTAATATCAATATACTGAACTCCGCTACGGTCTCTAGGTACAACATTGGTAATAAAGTCTCGTTTAATGTTATTTACTTCCACCATTTTACGGTCATACATATCTAACTTTTGGTCTAAAAATGCAGCTTTTGCTACCCCATAGCCTACAAAAGCATCGGTGTAACTCCTGAAGGGGTGAGGCAGCTCGTCTGTGTCATTTACCATTGTAGTGCCAAACCTATAGAAAACTAGCTCCGCAGTACCTCCAGTTTCGGCCGGTGAGACTTGAAAGACTGTATTTCCAAACCATTGGTGGTAAGGGTGAGCAGAAGAATAGATCTGGTTAGGCAAGGGATCATTAACACTTTGTTTAGTAGATTGGAACTTATCCACACTGTTATAAGTAACCCAAAGCCGTCTTACATCTGCGTAATCTGCGGTAGTGATAGTACCCAAACCATTAGTACCAAAGGCGATGTTAGTTGTACCTAAGGCAAAGTCTTGGTTAAAGGAAACCACAGCGTTAGTCCAATTATCCTTAAGTTCATTTACCCAGTTGTGTATTCTCTTGTCGTCTTGAATATAGGTAGAGTTCCACAGTTCATTCTTAATCCTTTCGGTAACAGCCGCTAGTGAATAAAAAGGATATCCAGCCGAAGTAGTCCAGTCACTCTGTGAAGTTGGATTAGAGGTACTTGTCCCTAAGACACTGTTAAGAAAGCGAGTTCGGTAAGCGTCAGTAGTTGCTCCTGCAGTATCGTCAAAACTGGTGTAGCTTTGCTGAGCTTCTAAGTCCCAATTATCAGGAGTATAGGTAACTGTCCCATCAGTAATTGAAGTGGCCGTACCCGCAGTTCCAGAGGTAGATTTCTGAAAGACTACTTGGTTATATTTAATATTGTAGATGGGTGTATCAGCACTGTGAGGAAAGGCTGCTCCTGGGTGGGTAAAAGAAGTACCAGAGGCAACTGTACCAATTAAGACTTCGGTCTGGTCTTGGCCTGTCTCACCGATTTGAACTGCGTATTGGGTGGTAAAACCTGAGGTGTTTTTGGCAGGAGAAGTGGTTGCACCAGCGGCAATACTAGTAGATAGAAAAGTCTTATGAACGTGTACCGCTAGCGTGTTCTCAGCATCTATTCTCATTTAGGTTTAATCTCCTCCACAGTTCTGTTAGTTGGTCTTGTATCTTCAACCCGCATAGTAATCTCACCTTTGTTACTTTCACCATAGAACCCACCGTAAACAACTCCGGCTTGGTTATAAGTATACCCTGCTTCATTATAAGTAATATCCGAGTCTTGAAAGCTCCCAGCACCACCTTGTATTGAGTTTTTAGGTTTATCAATAAATACTCTCATAGTAGTTTAGCTAGAATATATCCAACTGCTCCAACCTGGTTAACAATAACACATGATCCGCCTGTGGCGGCTGCGGTAACTGTATAAGTGTGTGAGGCAGCAGAGGGTGTACCAATCCAAGAAACATAGCCACTCTCACTAGCGGCTTCTGTATGACGTAGGTAAAAACTCTGTAATGTCCCAGCACCTTCTTTAATTCGAATTGTAGTTGTCTGATTAACACCACCGTTAGTAATGTCTGGTAGATAAACTGAAACCTCAGCAGCCCTACCACCAGCAGGGACGGTGACGACTAGTGTTCCACCGACTAGCATAGTCTCCGTAGTAATCGTTCCTTGAGTACCGATTGTTAAAGGGGTATGACCAAGCAATCCTGCGTTAGTTCCCAAAGCTGATCCTACAATAGCGTTTTGACTAAAGGTTGGGGTACCAATAAACGCACTTCCTAACGTACCCCCGATGATATTAGAAGTACCAACCGTTGCAGTATTTATTAAAGGTGAGGTAAGAGTTCCACCTACAGAAGCTACAGAACCAAGAGTTCCTTTATTAAGGAACCCTAGCGTTCCTTGCATATTACTAACTATATTCGCACTTAGTGTTCCACCAACTAAAGTTTGGACAAAAGTACCTGTAGCAGCTACTCCTGTTACACGAGCTGGGAAGTTACCAGCAGCAAAATCTCTAAAGATATTTGTGCCTAAAGTTGTACCTGCGGTATCTTGAATTGCTTCAAGCGTAGTAGAAACACTATTGTGCAAAGCAGAATGGTCTGGACTTGAAAGTAAGGATGTGCCTGTTGTTGAACTAAATGTTACTTTAGTGGAGGGATACGCCACGGAAGTCCTCCTTGCCAGTTATAATGACTTTCCCCTTTATTGAGCGACTCTTTACCTTTATTTCCAGACAGTAATTACCCGCAGTTGAGGGTGGCCTGGCAAATACTTTAGTACAGGTCAAACAAGGTTTAACAATCTTTGGGGTTCTATTGAAGTACTTTATCTGGTTAGGAGTGGCCAAAATGCCTCCTTATTCTAGGGTATAAGTAAGCGTGGGTGTTCCAGTAGCTACTACCACTAAACCGTTTCTACCATAGGCGTTAATGTCAATGCTTCGATTTAGATTAGTTAATGGTAGCCCAATGTCAAAAATTTTATTGGTAGCTGCAGTTCCAGCGGCAGTTGCAGAGTTGTACCATTCTACCGAACCAACATAAGTACCTGATAAAATTACTTTCTTAAGAGTTGCCCCAATGTCTGATGCAACAGTAGTTCCTGCTGCAGCTACTACTACAAACCTATCTCCTTGCGGTGGCTGAGTTGCCATAAATCCTCCTTTAACTAATTATAAAAACGAAAAGAAAACCTTTCGGTCTTCTTATTCACTCGAATGCCCGCCTTATTTATCGGGTATCTAAGTAGATTGTAGTGTTCTTACTGAGGAGTTGTCAAGTTTTGCTCCAAGAATTTCATCTTGAAGCTGCTCTAACAAAGGCCGCCAATGTGTTTCGTAGAGTTTATCTATGTTGTAGTTCTCAACAACCCAATCCCGACAGTCTTTTTTTACTTGTTCAGGGTTCTCTTTGAGAGCTTTGTAGGCTTTCTCCATACAAGAATAAACAGAATTAGGATCAGCGATATTAGTGAAGCCCCCATCATTACGGAACTGTTTATAGATAGTGGCTGCTCCCCAACCAGTCTTGCCTTCTCGAATTAACTCAGTCATAGAATTAACGTTTTGGATAATGACTGGAACTCCTGCCGACTGAGCTTCCACAATACACAATCCAAAACCCTCAGTCTGGGAAGGGTGTAAAAGAACATCACTAGCGTTGTAGAACTTGTTAATATCCTCAGAAGTGAACTTGTAGATAGTGTTGTATTCGTTCGTAAAGATTAGTTTATCTAAAATACCCAGATACTTAGCATAGCCTTGAACTGGAAAACCAGCCGGATCAGGTTGTTGGGTACTGAACAGAAGCCTAGCCTCAGGGTGTTTATCGGAAAAGGTCTTAAAAGCAGTCAAAGACTCCTGATGGCCTTTTCTTGGTGGGTTCTCTTTATTGGCCCCAATAATTGAGAAAAGGAAAATGTCTGGTGGAATGCCAATCGCCTTACGGGCTTCTTGTTTATCCATAGGTTTAAAGATCTCAGTATCTGTTCCCTCAACGATTAGTCGGGAAGTGAAATTAGCTTTCTCCAATTCGTCATGGCCGAACTTAGAAAAGGTAAGAATGCGGTAAGCGTAGTTTAAATTGTTAAGTACGCCTTGAGGAGCTGGTTCCTTGTCAATGGGTAAATAGGGAATGAAATACTTAAGTTGTTTTAAGTCGTTGGGATCAAGTGCCCAGATATCCTGCATAGTAAAGATGACGTTGGCTTGAAAGTCCAGACTGTGTGCAACTAAGGCATCAGAGCCAAAGACATGACGCATTACGGGGTATATTTTGTGGTTGTTGTACTCGATTGAATGGCCTTGTAAACCAAACCAACCAATTTCCCCGACAATCCAACCATCTTCAATCATTCTTTTAAGAATGTTTTTAGTGAAAGTTCCGTATCCTGAGTACGAAAATGAGGAGTTACTCGACCATATAATTCTTAAGTCACGTCTTTTTGATGTATCCATTCGTTCTCCCTATACCAACCAATTAAGTTGGCAATAGTATCCTTGTTAATAAACCGAGTAGGTTTCCAACCTGTCAATTTGTTGAAATACGAATAATCCCCTCTTAATTCCGCTACTTCTGCTGGTCTAGGATCTACTAACTTAACTTTAGAACTTACCATACTTGCGAGGTCTTTTATCTTAATCGGCTTTCCAGTACAAACATTGGCAACAGTTCCACTTGGTAAATCTTTTGCCAACCAAATAGCCCTAGCCACATCTTGTATCCAAACATAGTCTCTCAACTGTTCTCCATCACCATAGACAGTAAGGTATTCTCCGTTTAAGAATTGGTAAATAAAGCGAGGGATAGCTTTCTCTACCGATTGGTGAACTCCCCAAAAGTTAAATGGTCTAAGAATTACGATATCTGCTCCTTGAGTAAGAGTTTCCATTTTGCAAGTTCTATCAGCACACAATTTAGTAGTGGCGTAGATACCAGCTTGAGCATTAAGAGGGTGATCTTCTGACATTAGTTTACCTGAATTAACATTTTGCCCGTAAACTTCACTTGAAGAAATGTAGATCATCTTTACTTTGTATTTCTCACACGCCTTGATAACGTTCAAGGTTCCATTGACGTTTGTATCTACAAACTTCTTTTGATCCTGTAAATCGTTATGCAACGAGAAGTCCACGTGAGTAAGAGCCGCAGCGTGAATTACTAGGTCTTTACCTTCTACTGACTGTAATACTTGATCGTAATTTCTAACATCGTGCCCTGTGCTTAAATCAAATTGCTGGATTAGAACTTGGGGTTGCTCACGGTTTAGCCATTGGCAAAGACTATACCCCAGCATTCCCGAACTACCTGTGATTAAAATTTTCATTTCAATATCCCATCTATATACGCAATTACAGGTTCTTGAAATCTAATATGGTAATTACCCTTACTTGGATCTCCGCTACCACCACCAAAGTGAACTACCATAAGTTGCTTGTCTCCAATCATAACTTTATCATTTTCAATCCTTGCTTCCTTCCAGACTGGTTTGGCTAACTCCCCATGAATTTTATCCTCTGTATCTAGTATACGAACCTTGTAATCAAAGTAGTCGCTGCAAAGTAGAGTAAGTAGATCTTGTTCACGGAACTGGTAACGCTCAAAGTGGAGGGAGTGGCAGAGCCTTAACCAATGATCTACAAAAGCCTTACTCTTAAAGACGTTCAGCCCGTTGTTGAAGTACGGGGTCTTGGAAGCTGCTCCAACGTCCCAAACACTAATTGGAAAGTCAGGTGAGTTTAAGACAACCGCAGCATCATAATCTCCTTCCCAGATATGGTCTAAATTGCCAAGCACGATCTGGTCAGCATCTAAATGACAGACTTCCTCATATCCTTCGTCGAAGAGTTTCTTAGTAAAGTAAGGCGTGGCTCTAAAGAAGAACTGTGCATCTTTAGGAACTGACTCATCGTTAAAGCGGATTATATCTTCCTTGTGGAACTTCTTAAAAGACTTATTCAGCATTTCAAAATCGTTATCGAAGTTTTTAGTTGCGAGACAGAAATAGGCTCTTTTCATTTTTCTTCCACGTTTACAATTAACGTATCTGTCGTTAAACACATTCCAGACACACTTACCGAATTTTCTAACGCACACCTAAGCACCTTGACTGGATCAATAATTCCAACTTCAATTAAATTCTTTACTTGTCCGTCAAGTACGTCAATCCCATAAGGATATTTCTTATTAGAGAGTTTCAGAAGGGCTTCTGCATAGTCTAATCCTGAGTTTTCAACCAAACGCTTAAAAGGTACTTTCAGAGCTGACTTAAGTATCCTCTCACCTGTAGAAAGTAGCTCTGAGGGGCTTACAGAGGCTCGTAAAGCTAGATTTAGTAGGGGAATTTCACCACCAGCCACGATGCCTTCTTCTACAGCAGCTTTAGTAGCGTTAACTGCATCAATTACTCTTTCCTTCTTTTCCTTAACTTCCACCTCAGTTGCACCACCAACGTTAATAACCGCCACAAGTCCAGCTAAGTTAGCCATGCGTTGTTCTTTAATGTCTTTATCGTAGTTAGAGTTAGGTATATCAATCTGAGCTTTTAGATCCTCAATTCTCTTTTTAAGCCCTTCTTTACTACCTCCACCATTCAGGATAATCGTCTTGTCTCTGTCAGCAGTAACTTTGTCGGCCCGACCTAGTTCCTCAACTTCCACGCTGTCAAGTTCCCGACCTTCGTCCATGAGGATCGGGTGACCACCCACTAGAGAAGCAATATCTTCCAGTTCGTCAGTTCTTCTTCCACCAAAGGCAGGGGCCTGAATAGCAATAAGGTTAAAGGTGTGCTTCAAATGGTTAAGGACTAGAGTTGCAAGAGCTTCCTCAGTAACTTCACCGGCAAAGATAACTAAGTCTTTTATTTGACTGGCTGCCATCTTCTGCAGGAAGGGAACGATCTCATGGGCGTTGTTTAAGAGTTTGTCAGTCATCAATATATATGGTTTCTGACTGACTGCTTCAGCACGCTTCTGATCGTTAACGAAATAAGAGGAGTAGTAACCTCGATCAATCTCCATGCCTTGTTTGTACTCGATTGTAGTTTCTAGGGCCTGTCCTTCTTCAACTGTAATGATACCGTCTTTACCCACCTTACCAATAGCTTCTGCTACTAACTGCCCAAGCTTGGGATCAGAAGCTGAAATAGTGGCTACTTGGGTAGTTTCTTCATTAGTTTTAACAGGTTTAGCAGTTTTCTTCAGGAGTGCTAGATTTTCGGTGGCTGCAGCTTCAATTTCTGCTTTAATTTGCATGGGGTTAGAACCAGCCGCTATTGCCGTTAGGGCTTCGGAAACTATGGCTTGGGTAAGGATTGTGGTCAGAGTTGTACCATCACCAACGTCATTTACAGTTTTAATAGCCGCACTCTTAATTAGTCTTGCTCCCATATCAGCAAAAGGGTCTTGTAGGTTAATTGAGCGGGCAACGCTAACTCCGTCTCGGAAGATACTCGGGGCAATATCTACTCCAATAAATTGATCGAAAGCTACTGTTCGAGAGCGTGGGCCTAAAGTAGAAGCTACAGCATCTCCAACAGCGTTGATACCCTCAAGAAGTTTTTCATGTGCGGCTCGTTTAGTTAAAATATCTTTTTTGATAATCATTCTTCGTATCCTAAAATATCGCTAGCAGCTACAAAAACTACTTCTTTGCCTTTATCTTTAATCCTAGTCGGGGACCATTGTTTGTGAATTATTGTCTGGCCGACTTTACACCAAGACAGATCAATATCCGTAGTATCTTCTCCAACTGCCAAGACCGTTGCCTTAGCTGGTTTATCTTTAGTAGTTTCTGGAATGTAGATACCACCGTTAGCTTGAAGATCATCATCAAGAGGCTCAGCTAATACGAAGCCTGCCAAAGGAACTAACTTGCCCATTTATTCTCCTTGTAAAAAACTAAATTACGCTCACCACGTAATGATTTAAACCCGTACTTATTTATAAATACATCATCAAGTACGTCAAAGTGCTCTCCAATTATACAGTCAATCTTATCGGCTACAGTCTCAAAGTCAGAAGCTGAAAATATCTCTAACTCAGCATTTTCCACGTCTATTTTGAGAATGTTAATTCTTTTAATTTTATTTTGCTGCATAAAAGTTGCTAGGGTTACCCCTTCTATTGGCTGCTTTGTTTCATCATAGTTTATTAGCACGTTACCACCCCGACCATTGTCTTTGATTGATCTTTGCGAGTTTTCCCCAGCCAAAGCAATTTGAAAAGGTATAACCTGATCTTCGGCCCCCACTAGTTTAATATTCTCAACTAATTCCTCGTAGTGTTGCAGGAAAGGCTCAATCGCATAAACTTTCTTAGCTCCGTGTGCCAGCATCCAGAAAGCAAACTCTCCTGCAAGCGCACCTGCATCCACAATAACATCTCTACTTTTAGCGTTTAGGATCTGCTCATAAATAGTCTGCTCGAAAACTTCTTTATAAAAACGATCGCCTGCGTAATTTTCTGTGTACCTGTCAAAACCTTCTTTATTCACGCTTCCTTTCGGCTATAAAGAGGGTCTCAAGTCCAATTTCGTAGCTGATACCAGTTTCCACGCTTTGTACCTTACGGGTTATATTCTTAATGGGTAGGAACTTCGTTTCGAAACCAGCACCGGCTAAAATTAAGGGTATCAAGCGTGGGTCGAGGTTACCTAAATAATGCCCTTCTCCAATAATGAAATCAATTTTGTCAGCAACATTTAAGAAACCTTTGGACGTGAGAATTTCGTATTCAGAACCTTCGGTATCTATCTTCATTACGTCAACATGGTCAATCTTCTCGTCAGCCATAAACTTATCAAGAGTCACCATTTCGACTTCTTCTCTTGTCTTACCGTCTCCATAAATAGACTCAGGGATAAAACCGTCTCCGTTGGAAATTAGTAAATCCTTTCCCGTATGACTGCTAATACCGAAAGGGTAGATTTTGACATTAGTTAAATCTTTGACGTTTGCCTCTAGTGCTTTGTAATGCGCCGCAGAAGGTTCAAGGCCATAGACCATCTTGGCGTAGGGGGCAAAGTAAAGTATCGAAAGTCCCATATTGGCCCCAATATCTAAAATAACCATATCTTTTTTTCTTAGAGCAGGTTTGTATTCTTCAATAATGAAAATCTCTGAGTACTGATCTGAAAAGTGCTGTTGATCTAAGGGGGTGTAGAATTCCTCTTTATCAGTTTTCTTGAGTTTAATATCATTAAGTACGTACTTATTTAGAGAAGTGCCCCCAAACCTTATGTTGTTAGTGTTCATGTTGGGCAACGAAAAGATGCGCATCGTGCGGTATTTGCTGGACTTTAAATCCCCGATTAGTTAGAGAGTCAATTACTTGTTGTCTAGGCCGAAGCCCCCAATCATGAGTTTCTAAGACAATCGTATCTATTTTATCAGCTACGTTAGCAAACGCCTTACCACCTAAGATTTCCCCCTCGCTTCCTTCACAATCCAGTTTCAGGAGATCAACGTGGTCAATCTTTTCTTCCTTAAGAAGATCCTCTAAAGTAATCGTCTCCACCATTTCAGGTTGGTCATTTCCATGTTGCACATTAGCGTACAAAGACCACATAGTTTGGTTAGTGTCGTTATGGTAAAAGGGGAGTTTAGAGTTTTCAAAGTAGAGAGCCTTTTTAATTGGTTTAACGTTGGTGAGTTTATTATAAATAATCATTCTGTTTAAGGTGTCAAAGTGTTGCTCGGCAGGCTCTAATGCAAAAACCTGTTTAGCGTACTTGGCAGCGTAAAGGGAAAAGAGCCCGATATTAGCCCCGATATCAATTACAACAGCGTCTTTCTTATTCTCTAAGTAAGGAGCGTAAATACGAGCTTTGAAGATTTCTTCGGCCATGTGCCCTAAGTAATTATCTTCAATATCGCCTTTGTAGAAAATGGCGTGCAAATTGGTGTCTTTCATTACAGAAAAGAGACTCATTCTCCGAGAAGAATAAGTCTCCATTTCGGAAACCGATCCTCTCGGACGGATCAGTTTCCATTTTAGCAACCAACTAATCTAGTTGTCAACTCTAGGCAGCAACTATCGGAGCAGTTCCGATTATCGCCAGACCTGGGTTGTGCAATCCAGCACCAGCAGTACCTGCTTGTATTGGAGTTACCAGTAACTCGGTATCTGTACCGAAGTTAGTTACGTTAACTGAAACACAGTTAATCATCAGAGCTGGGTTATCCACTAACACAGCACCTGCGATAGCAGATGCGGGAGCTGTACCAGCTTCAACGTTGATAAACTTACATCTGTTGAACTCGGTAAATTCTGTTGCACCAGTTCCCAATGTTATGAAACGATCAGTTGTGGCTTGTGCGTCAATTAAGAACTCACAGTCAGCAAATCTAGTTCGGGAAGGCCCAGCTGTCCCAGCCCCGAAGTTAACCACGTTAGCGGGAGCCCAAGACCAGTCACCAGCCCAAATCCTGTCAAAGCGGTTACCAACCAACCCTCTAGCACTATTACCTGTAAAGGATATGATGTCGGTTGTTCCACCAGCTGCAGCAGCTTGAGTATTTTCAACCACTAAGTCGTGGTAGTGGCCTTGATGAGCAGTTCCTGAGGAAGCAGTTCCCAAGTTAAGGAAACCACCACTCAAAGTACCCCCGTCAGCCGTACCACTGGTTCCAAGAATACGAAAACCAGCCAGTTCAATACCAGAAGCAGTAACTTTCACTATTTCTGTATCAATACCGCTAGCAGAGACGTATCCTTCAAGAGTGTTGGAATAACCTTCTATTGCATGGGTATAGCCAAGACTTAGTAAGTGAACTCGGTCATTGGTTATATCAATAGCAGTTCCCAATGCGTAGGCAGCACCATTGAGTTTAGGAGCTACTAACACGTAGTCATTAGTGTCAGTTGCAGTCAAAGTTAGAGCTTGTGCGGGAGTGTCTCGAAAGACACCAGCACCAACAGCGTCTTTAACTGTTACATAGTCAGCATCAGAAGGGTCTTTTACCCAGAAAACATCACCGCTAGTTATAATACCAGCGTTTCTGATCTCTGATAAAGGATCTATTCTGTTTCCGCTTATGCGGATACTAGGTTCATTATCTCCATAAGAAGCCATAATTTAAGAGATCTTTAAAGATCTAAGTGTTCACCTCTTTCTCATTAAGTAAAGTTTAAATTCAATTCTCTGTTTAGGGCTTAATCCCATTATTTTAGAAATTTCCCAGAACTTCAACCTAGTGTCGTGTTGTCTAACCTTAGCTTTATAATTTCGTCTCGGCACATTAGTTAAATTTTTCTTTTAATTTCGCCAGTAACTCTGGACTGGCCTTTAATTTATTTAAAACTTCTTCGCCCCTAAGGCGGGCAAGCTCCTTACGGCCGAAGTATTTAGTAGCTGCAGTCGAAGCTCCACTTTCTAATGCCTTTAAGTAGTGGGCGGCTGCTTCTCCCCGCTCTCTACTATCTTCTTCAAACTCTCGTCGTTTGACTCGACGCATCTTTTCGTACTTCTTAAGGACACCTGCAATAACCGACTTATTTCTTTCTTCAGAAAAGTCTGCATCTCCTTCGGGATTTTGTTCTACGTATTGCCAATCTTCTTTTGCAATCTTGTCCATAGTCTTTAGGATATGCACATTAAATAAGTGTGTTTCCTTTGTCAGTTGATAAGCGAATTACCTTTGTTTAATGTACTTCTCCTTTTCTACAAGGGACAGTTACTCTAGGTAACTATCCCTAAGCTGTCTTGCGGGTTTGCTTTCCGTTAGCAGCAGGTGCTAGACACAGAAGGTTCGCAAACCAAACCATAACGGCTTGGTATCGAATTGTGTTCTGAAGTCTAAGCAAGTTCCCACTTGGGTCTTCCATCCATCCAACGTCGTCTACTTGGGTTATTGTCCAAGTGTCCAAGTTGAGGATGATAACCTCTCCATCTGGTACATCGTAGTCAGGAAATACTCCGACCCGTGATCCACCAGCAGCAAATTCTAATCCCGTCCAACCTCCTAAGAGGTCAGTTTCACTGACAGTCCTTCTCATTGAGGTCAAGATTTGTCCGTATTTACCGAACAAAGTTTTATTGACCAAAATGACGTACTTGTCTGTCTTTGAAGCGTACTCTAAAGCGGCAAGATAGGTATCTTCCATTCTTTTCTGAGTCAGAGCCTCATTTGCACTTCCAAACTGCGGAGTCCAGCCGATTGTGCTTCGAGCTAGACCTGCATAAGTAGCAGTACCGGTTGAAGAACTGAGTGCAGAACGAACTCCTAAGAACTCGTTTGTTCCACTAGCAGCTGTTGTGCTAGAACCATCTACCAAGTAGATCGAGTCATTAGCAACGATAGCTGGATCTCCTGTTACAACCAGAGAAGTTCCAGTTACGCTGGTAATCGTTCCCAAGTCTACAGCAGCAGTCCCGATACCGATAATTTGATCCGTAGCAAAGTACTTGTTAGGAGCAATATCATTGTTGATGGTACCGTACCAATCCTGAATTCTACCGTCATCTGCACTAGCATCAATCGCCTCAATAGCAATAGTACCAGCTCCAACTGATCCACCACTTGCTCTCGCCTTACCAACTACACCAACAGCTTCTCCATAGAGCTGACGGTTAACGTGTCTTGCGTAATCTTTAGCCAGAGTAGTGGCTTGAGAACTTAATGCAGGGGCAACCGCTAGGTTGTTACTGCGAGAAGCATCTATAGCCAGTTTGGAGATGTTAAATGAAGCCGAAACGATTTCTACAGGAACAGTTCCACGAGAAACAGTTCTACCGACAGCAGCATTAACGCTATTACCATCATTAGTAAGGTTAACCACCCCACCATGACGGGAAGTGTAGACAGGAGCAATAAATTCATCATTTAGTTGCTCAACATCTACGTTTCGTTTCATCTGGTCGAGAAGAATAGTTTCTTTAGGAAAGTTATCTTGAATACGTGGAAGGACAACCTCTTTCAAGGCCGCCGTCCAATCTGATAGGTTCGCCATAATTTATTTTATTTTCCACCACCTTTCTAAGTTTCAAGTAATATGTTGACATCTAAGTTTGTTCTTTACCCTCTCTGCTTTGTATAAACCTAGTTATCTGTTCACTAAAAGATCCAGTAGGTGCTTCACCAGTCGGTGGGACTTTAGCTCCTGCGGTTGAAGTTGTTTGAGTCTGGAAATCTGGCTGCTTAACTTTATTAAGCTGCTCAGTTTTCCAAGCATCTAGTTCGGCTTCATACCTTAGTTTGTAGATAGTACGAACTGGTACATTATCCAACCCGTTCTGTTGTGCGTACTCAAGAAACTCTTTGGTATCAATCTTCGGCTGTCCAAGCGTTTCAGCTTCCTTATTTATCGCTTTAATCTCATCTAAGGTTTCTTTACCTTTTAGAGTTTCAAAAGCGATCTGCCTAACGTCGTCAAGCGTAGGAATTCCCAAAGACTTAGCTTGTTCAAGAGCCTGTGCTCTAAGAGCTTCAGGATCGGGTTTACTAGCTTCTCCTGTGATTGCTTGCTTAAACCGTTCCTGTTCCTTTTCGATCTCAGAGAGTTTGTCTTTAAGTTCTTTGTTTTCCTGACTTACCTTAGTAAAGGAAGGGAAAACCTTGTCTAACTTAGTGTTCTGCTTGGTTTCTATGTCCCGTGCAGTTTCTCCTAGTCCTACGAGAGCGGAAAGCTCATCTTGTGTATACTCTTTATCACCAACTTTAGTTTTTTCAGGTACTTGAGCCTCTTGGTCTCCATCTTCAAAAAAATCTTTCTCGGCCAATTTAATTCACCTTCTTTCAGTATCTAATAAGATCTGTAAAGTTTTCTAAATACAAAAACCAGCCCTTTCGGGACTGGTCTTCTTATCACACAGTATTGGTAGAGCTTATTTCTCTACTAAGTTAAATATATACAAACAAGAGCGTGTTTGTCAAATTACTCGTTAAATTTATTATATACCCACTCCTAAAAGGTTTCTATAACCGATTGCTGCTGTGGATGGTGGAGCAGCAACGTCTATATATTCAATCATTACTCCTAGCCAGAGACACCAAGTGTCGGGAAATCCGTCTGTAGTAGCGGCTCCAATTTGCATACTCTCGATTGAGTTTGTTCCTGTAGAAGTCCACGCTACACCTGTGGTTGGATCAGTTTCACTAACCAAACTAATAGCAAAGGCGGTAGTGCCGCTTGGATTGGTGCGGGGTGTAGCATTACCTGCATCAACACTCGAGCTGGCAATCGTAGTTCCTCCTGAGGCTGATTTTATCCTCAGAGTGTAGTTACTCGTTCCTGCAATCTCCTCTCTTATACGACCCACAACTGCTACCATATTGATGGTATCGGAACTACTAATTCCTAAAGTAGCGGTATCGGTAACATTGTAATCGCCAATAGCAGTCGTGGTGTCCAGTTCAATTATATCCGTACCGCCAGCGGTGGCTGTATCGCTGGGTGGAATTTCATTGATGTAACTAAACAAACCTGCGGTAGCAGCATTGTCCCCAGCCGCCGTTGGGAGAGCGATTACTCCTATACCTGAGCCTGGGAAACTATTGTTTACAGAACCAGTAGAGGTGTTAAAGCAAATGTCGTCAAAGTAAACTGTACTGCCCGTAATGGCTATTCCCGAACTGTTGAAAACGCCAACTTGGAAAAACCCTGGGGTGGTTGCTAAAGTAAGATCTGACCGTGTTCCAACCGTATCAGCGGTTCCTTCTGGGTCGGCTACTGCCAGTTTTATAGTAACAACATCAGTTGCTCCAGCATTAGCAGCGTTGTATTCAAACTCTACCCTCATCCACTGGTCAAAAACAGGAGCGGCTGAGGAAACGTCTATAGAGTCACCAAAAGCGTTAGCGTAGGCTTCCATACGCAAAGTGCCTGCTAAGTTAATAAACTGAACAGCAAGAGCTGAGGTTGCTCCAGTTGTATCCATGATTTCAAAGAAAACAACACCATCGTCTGAGGCATCTAGTGAGTCTATATACACGTAAGCACGTCCAAAGACACGGGTTGCCATAGTCATAACGTGTGCGAACCCTTGAACTGTCCCCGCAGCAATAGAACCACTAATCTTCCCGCTGGCAGCTCCGCCATGTTTAATAGTGGTATCTATTGAGGGGGAATTGAAAACAGAAGAAAACTCCATCCCTGCGGTAGCAGATTGCATTTCGAAGCCCCAAGTTCCTAATGGTCCAAGTCGTCCCATTTAACTCTCCCAATCATAACCATTAGTAGTAATAGTGCTTTTCCAGTCTGAAATAGCCTGACTAAAACTGACACCTTCATTTAAAAGGCCACCTGCTTGAACAATATCAGGACGTAAAACGTAGCCCCAGTTTTTCTCCACCATAACTACATTATTGATAAGTTGAGCAATGGCTGCGATCATGGCTGCCTTTGAGAGAAGGCTATAGTCAACTATATAAATAATATAATTAAAGTTGTTAACCAGACCGTGACGCATCGCCTCGTTAAAATAGCGGTTGGGAACTTGGCTTTCGGAGTAACGGATGCTGGCTCCTGCTAAAAAGTCTGTGTTTGAAGGATTGATACCAATTGGGTATATGTTGAAAATTGTTACAGTATAATCAGTCCCAGATAGACTAAGCCAATTAATTATTCCAGGGTCTAAAACTGCTTGGTTGAGTTTCTGTAAAATTCCGTTAACTTGAGAAGCATTAATATGGACAATAGCCAAGAAAACAGTTTGGGCAGCGGAACTAAGGATTATTTCTTTATAAAAGAAGTAGTTTTCCAGTGAAAGTTGAAACCCGTTTTTCCACAAAAGACTACTAACCGGAAATTTAAATCCAATTCTGCTTCCCTGTCCATTAATCATTTGTTACCCCTGAGATACCGTCAGTGCTCCACTAATAGTAGTTGCAGTTGTGGCGGAAGGTATCTGGATTAGGAAGGGAACGGTATTGTCGTAGAGTCTGGGAAACCCACCAGTTATAGCATCTATCACCCCTGCTACATTTGCCAAGGGTAAAGTTATTACCGCCAAGACCCGATAAACTACTAAGTGAAAAGTTCCCGAAGTTCTGGTAGCATTTGCTTGATAAGATTGGATGGAACGAATTCCAGTATCTCCCGCTTGAAGTCCAAATCTCTCAAATGTTCCAACGAGAGGAGTGGTGACTGCCGTTATAGTCGCAGTTCTACCTGATGTCCCGTCTTGGTTGGTATAACCTAAAGTGAGAGTCGGAACCCCAGCCCCACCTGCTGCCGACCATTCAATGCCGCAGAGAAGACCCGCTCCGTTTGTAGTACCGTCTCGATCACGAGCAGGCCAAGTAGGAGAAGTGATACCTTGTGAGGAAGTTGAGGTTACACTTAAACCAGAATTATGCCAAAGTCTGTCACAGACGAGAATTGTACAAGCTTGACTAGCGCCAATAACTACGCTAGCTAAATAAGAATTACCGCTAACAGGATTGGTAAAAGGGATCTGTCCTGCATAAGTTGTTAGAGCTGCCCCGTTGACACCAGGTGAGGGGGCTACTGCCGCACCTGGGGAACCAGCAGAGTAGAAATGGGAATTCGAGAGCCCAATCGCTTCCATAGTTACACCCACTTTAATAATGGGGTTTAACGGCTGCATACCCTCAATAACTTCATCTAAAGTTATAATTGACATTTTAATCTCCTTCTATGTTATGTTCCCTTCCAATAACTAGTTGTTATAAAAGCAGTACCAGCACCAACAAAATGGTAAGTAAGTTCTGTGTTAGTACCAGTATTGTAGTGAGGCCACCAATTTTTAGAAATACCTCCACCAGGGGCACCAAAGAAACCACCAGCTAAAACCCCAGCACCCTGAATTGCTGTTCCTACTAGAACACGTACATCAGCTGTTCCTGATTGTATCACAATATCGACACCTTGTATGTAATGCTTTGTACCAGCCCCGCTTGCTGCGGAGATTGTTCCAAAGAAACTCCCTCCAGCAGTACCTAAAGTGCCGTGCTGAACCATAGCGGGTATAGTAGTTGGATTGGTTTGTACTGTTCCACCAGCTAAGTTAGTAACTGAGGTTACCGTACCTGTTAATAGGTTAACACTCCCATTGGTAAGGTTGGAAACCACGCCAACCCCTGTAGTCGTACCTGAGGATTGAAGTGTACCTGTCAAAATATTTACTGATCCGTTAGTTAGATTAGAAAGAGTTGTAACTGTGGAAACTAAAGTTGTTGTTCCCTTCACAACTTCAGCAACGGAGGTAACTGCAGCAATTGTACCTGTGACTAGATTGTTGACTACTCCAACAGTCCCTAAAGTTTGCTGAGTACCAGTAACAATGTTTACAAATGTACCTGCACTAGCTCCTGTAACTGTTAATGCACCTGCAGACGTAACAAGAGGGGAGTAAATTGTACCGCCTGCATCAGTACCAGCTATTTGTAAGGGATTAGCAACAGCTGCTGCACCTGAAGCAGCTTTCCCCCCAATAGTACCTACGGATAAAGCTGTAACCGCTGCTATAGTCCCCGTTACTAAATTATTAACCACACCTACCGTCCCGAGGGTTTGAGCTGTTCCAGTAGATATATTAACGAAAGTTCCTGCTGATGCTCCTGTTACGGATACAGCCCCAGCCGAAGTAACTAATGGTGCATAAATAGTCCCACCGGCATCTGTTCCTGCGATTAAGACTGGGTTTGCTACAGCAGCCGCCCCACTTGCAGCTTTACCACCAATGGTACCAACAGCTAGGGCAGTTAAAGTACCTGTCTCCAAAGCAGTAATAGTACCTTTTACAAGGTTATTTACAACCCCAACTGTACCTAAAGTTTGCTGGGTTCCTGCTGCCTGACTGTTCAATACACCCACTGTACCTAAAGTATTTTGTGTTCCCGCCGCTATAGTCGTAATCGTTCCGGTTGGTACAATGACTGTACCAGCATTTAACATAGCTACGTTTGACAAAGAACCTGTTGTAACCGTACCTGTCGGCATAAGAGCGGACAGAACCCCGCCAGTAGTTACTACCGGAGAGTAAATCGTGCCACCACCGTCAGTACCGGCTATTTGAACAGGGTTAGCAACTGCGGCTACACCAGAGGCCGCTTTTCCCCCTACAGTTCCTAAAGACACTGCTAAAGTACCGGTAAGTATATTTACAGACCCATTAGTTAAGTTAGACACAACCCCGACACCGGTTGTTGTTCCTGAAGACTGTAGAGTGCCAGTAAGAATGTTTACTGAGCCATTAGTTAAACTGGATAACGTAGTTACGGTGGAAACTAACGTAGTCGTTCCTGATGCTTGAACAACGGTTCCTGCATGGAACATAGCTACATTAGATAAAGAACCAGTAGTGATTGTACCTGTAGTTAAATTAAGAATTGGCAACGCCGCTATAGTTCCTGCATTATGAACGACCCCAACATTTGTAACTGAACCTAAATTAGTGGCTGTACCCAAACCAATAACTGTGCCTACTGTTCCCAATGTTTGCTGGGTACCACTAACAACCGTTACTGAATTAGTTCCACCGGCGCCAGCTAAGTCTTGAACATACAAAGCTCCTGTAGTTGGATTACCACCAATTCTGATCTGTTCAGCAGTACCACTTACATCGGCTGTACCAGCGGTACCCGAAACAGCAGTTAAGGAAGGAAAGTCATTAGCGTCTTGTGCGGCATTGTAAGGAGGTTCAGTTCTACTTGCGGCCATTATTTACTCCTCGCCATTTTCTTAAGGATCACCGAAGGGGGAGTCATTTTTTTAGGTTCCTCTCTCATTTGATCCAGTTTATCCATCTGAGTAATGTGGATAACTAGTTCTCCCGTTGCTATACCAAAACTATTAAGTTCTTTGGCTATTAAGTTTCTACCCGCTAAAAATTTGGAAAAATCTGTCTTGATATCAGCCACACTTCGCCATGCTTGGTTAGGCTCAATAAGTAAATGAAGTTTAATAGAAGCCAGTTCCTTAGCCATTTCCCTCCTGATTATCAGGTATCCCATTTTTATTTAGATCAGCGGCGGTTTGGGCTACTCCTACTTTGTTTTCCTCTATTCTTTGGTCTTGAGTTGGGAACATACCTGCTTTCTGTAAATCTCCCATTGTTTGCAGCATGGCTAGTTTCATCTGGTCAACTTGTTGAGGTTGCATTCCCGCCTGTACTTGTTCCAGAGCTTCCATGATCTCCTGAGTAGCTCCGAAGCCGTAGACTTCCATCAACTGTTGAGTGTAGAGCTGGACTACTTTAGGATCAATTAACTGTAATTTAGCCATCTCTACGAACCAGTCCCCCAGCTCCTTAGCAGCTGCCTTCTGTCCCTCTTTAGTATATCCTAATCCTTTTTCCACTTGAATATCCACTCGGTAGTTTTTACTGATCGGTACTACGTCTCTTGGAGTGTCAATTTTCAGTTCTGCCCTTTTAGCAATCGCCCCTTTGCCAATAATATCAAAGTAAGCAGGTTCGCCTTTCTCTAAATACATTACTGTTTGGGGAGTCAGAAAGTAGTTATCGGCTAAATCCAGCATTTTCTCAGAAATCCTCTTAACTGTCCCCTGAAGTCTGCGGTTGGGGATAATTAAGTTTGCCAGTTCACTTTCTTTTAAGGACTCTATGGCGGCGTTGGCTCGAACCCCTGGAGGGATTTTACCCAGCGTTGTGGTCGTTACTCCTTGTTCTTCAAGTTGCTGGTTTAAAATTCCAATGAAACGGTCTACGTTGGCTGGGATAGCGGCTAGTTGCATTTGCTCTGGCTTAGTTTGGGAATACTCCACCATTTGTCCGCCAGGCGTGTTATTAAGTTCAAAATCCTCTCCTTTGCGTTTCATGTAAATACCAGTCGTCATTGTATGCAAGTAGCGTTCAACACGGGAGATAATTAAGTCCAGAGACTTGTTAGTGGGTATAAACCTCTCAATAGTCGGTACTTGGTAAAGTGGGCCGGGCTCAAAGCGGAAATCTACTAACGGGTAGCCTGGCAAGGTAACATAACTGTCTTTAACAGCCACGTTGCCCTCAACAAAAACTTGTCTCAGAATTGGATCGCCTTTTTTCCTGTTTTTGAGGATTTCTTCCCCGTTTTTCTGGGCTCGAATACGGGGAGTGTTATCTTCGTCTATGTATTCTTTGATAAAGGCTTCTTTTTCGATTAAAGATTGAGTAGTTTCCGCACTTACCCCTTGATGGCGGGCCTTCATGTAGGCATCTTTGATCTCTGAGGAAGCATAGCGACTGTCAGGAGAGATTTTGGCCACTTGTTCAGGGTCGAAACGCTCATCAGCCTTAATTTCGGCAATAAAACGTCTCTGGGTCTTAATTACAAAGGGACAATCCTCGATATCAGTAAGGGTACCGTCTAAAAAGACATCAAAAGCGTCAAAAACTTGGGTTTTTATTCTTTCTTCGATAGGATCAGGCCATACCTGCATATAGGCTACCCCATGTTTGGCAGCTAATATGACTTGATGAGCCAGTTTCTCCATTAAATCCTGCTCTTTCCATTCCTCAGACAGCCAATGGCCTGTCAAACGAGCAACTTTCTTAGCTTCTTTGTAAGCTGCTTCAAATTCTTCCGGAGTAAAGGCCGAAGCGTTAACTTTCTCAGGATAAACAATCGGGGTTGGATCGGTAGAAAGCAGAAGATTAGCAATTCCCCTGATTTGACGGGAGGCTTTAGGGATAGCCCGCATTGGGTTGTAAATCGTTGAGTTAGAAGAAAGGTCAATAATTTTGTTCTGTTGGCGAGACCAGTAACGGAAGTGATAGCCGTCATCAAAGAAGTTATTATCGTACCAATGCCGCTCAAAGTTCATGCGGGCATCTTTGGCACGATTTCTCATGTCATCAACTGCTTCTCCAATGCCTTTAATGTCTAATTTAGAAGTGAATGCAGATTGTTTAGCCATTATCTTAGTAATTCAGTTGGTAAAGGAACCATTCTCTCATTCCTGACTAACTCTCCTTTATTATTGACTCTCCCTAAGAGACGGCTTAGAAAGCCTGACCTCCGTGCACCACCATGAGTTCCAATAGACAGAGCCAAATCCAGAAGTCCTTGATTTTTGGTCTTAAAGAGTTTTTGGTTAAAACGTCTAACGTTTCCCAAGACAGGGGTTGCATCTAACAATTCTTGTGCTCTCTTAAGCGGGTTCATTATCCCCCACTACGGTCTTAATAAATTCTTCATCAGTTAAATTCTCAGTCGCTACTAAATCAGGTTCTT